CACAGAGTGCTTGACGCTCAGTACTTCGGAGTGGCCCAGCGACGCCGTCGTGTGTTCGTTGTCGGATACTTTGGAGACTGGCGACCTGCCGCAGAAGTTCTTTTTGAGCCAGAAAGCGTGCGAGGGGATCCTGCGCCGAGCAGAGGTGAGAGGGAAAAAGTTGCCGGATGTGCTACGCCAAGCGTTGCAAAGTGTCTCATTACAAGGACAAGATTAGATTCAGAAACGGAAAATTTTATTGCTCTTGCTGAAAATATAATTGGTCGTCAACCTCAAGCCCGGTATCTTGGATTGCAGCCAGTCAAGACCCTGTAAGGGTAGGTTAGCTAAGTCAGCCGCCCCACCAAGCGTGTCAGCCACGATCCCTCGGTTAAGGATGTCCATAGTGGCACCCTTGTCACGGTACGTGCCACTCTCGGCTCTGAAGGCGTTCTGTACCGCTGCCGCAGCCTCAGTGAGAGGGGTTAGGTCAAGGATAGACTTGCGCTTCGGCTCTGGGGTGCCGCCGCCAGACATGTGGGCTAGACCGCCTTGCTTCTTGCCAGTCAGTTGTTTGATGCGCTCTCTGTATTGGTTGTATTGATTGATGTATTGGTCATCAACTATCTGATGCGGGAAGACCTTTTGAATTGTCCCCGTAAAGTCAGACGGCCTCTTTGTCGAGGCAATATGTTGCGCGGCATCTGGGAAGTCAATTACAAAAGGTGTTAGAACTTCTTGCGGCCCCCCCGCTTCGCCAAGGATGCGGTGGCTGTAAGTGTTGTGCGGGTTGCCAGCCGCCTCTACCGGTGCGCCGGGTCTTAACTCGCCAGTCATCAGGCCAGTCATGTTGATTTCCATGTCGCGCAAACGTGGCTCAGTAATCGCGTATTGGATACTCAATCCGTTAGGCAAACCCAATGGCTTGGTCACTTTAGGGGTTTTCATGCGGTTGTTAAACCACTTCCGCATAAGAGTGTTTTCCTTCATGGCTTCAAGTGCGCCTTCACGGTCAGCAATACCCGGCCAATTTGGGAAAGTTATTAATTCTTTAGTTTTGGGGTCTTTGTACCCCCCCGCGATAATGTTGTCGAATATATTAATTTTATTTGGGTCAGCTTTTGACCAATCAATCGCACGCAAGTTGGCATCAGCAAAGTGCATGGCAAAGTTATTAGACATTGGCCCCATTGCAAGGTGGCTACCAATCACACGGTCAGGCTCGTATAGCTGCGCGGCACGGTTAACCTTGCCTTGCACGTTCTTGGCTGGCACTTCAGTTGACTTCCAGAACTCTGGCTCAGGAAGGTGCCTCTGACCCAACCCATAGTAAGCGCCGCCCTGCTGCACTGAGTCTATAGGGAATCCCTCGACCTCTTCTAATATCTTATCGGACACAGTCTGGTCGCCGGGGAACGCTACCTTCACATCTCCCTTACGTGGCTTATATATCGTCTCTTCTGCCACGGTGCCTATAGGCGTTAACTTGTAATCCAACTCTTTCAGCCGTTGGCTCTCTTTCTTGGATCGCCCCGCTAAATTTGCAGTATCTTTTGGCTTGCCGCTAGTAACGTGTTCGCCAAGCATCTGACGAGCTACACGTTCAGCCTGCTTGTTAATAAAGTCAGAGGATAGATTGGCACGCGGTAAGACTAAGGGCAACGCCTTGTCTGCGCTATGTGAAATTAACTCAGCCGCACTCAGTGGCAACTCGCCAGCCTGTTGCATGTTTGAGATCGTGGCAGCTTCCTTGGCGGCACTCAACCCAGAAGTAACCTTCTTGCCAGATTTGGCGGCTCTTGCGAGTTTAACTAAGTCAGCAGGGCTCATAATTTACACCGCGTAAGGGTTTTCCCGCCGCTTGCGGGTATCGACATAATCGTCGTCATCATACGTCTGAGCAGGGTCAATGTCCAGAAAGCCCGCATCCCGCAGGTATCGCAATGCTTGGGTGCAGCTATCTACAAAATCATCATGCGTCGAGTCAGGGAAGCTGCAAATCTGGCTAACGAAGCCTTCAGCCCAGTCCCTGACGTACCCCTTGCGCTGGCTGCTCTCTGGTATCCATACCCGCTTATGCGCAATGATGTTTGCCACAATAGACAGACGCTGGATTTTGTCTGCCCTGCCCGGATTGTATGCTCTAATTGGCAAGTGAGCACGCTGTAAGTCTTGAATCAGGCTGATGCCTGCTGCCTTGTCCTCGATAAGTACGAGGTCAACCTTCTTGCCACTTGTGAAGTTACCGCGTCCCTCAGCCTCGGGGTCAGCCCCGAACGATACTTTAAATTCCTCGATAACTTTCGGGCGAAGGTCTGGGTACTGAAGGTGGTCTTGCCACGCGTCAATAAGCATAACCGCCATCGGCCCATCAAGAGGCTTGAATACTCCCCACGTTGTAGCAGCCGTGGGGTCATTGAATGTCTTTTCAGTGTAGGCGCAGTCATAGCTTTGAATGATGTATTCAAATTTAGGGAACGGCTTGTTAGCAGGCCACAGTCTGAACATGTCTCTTTTGACAATACCTGACTCTTCGGCATCAATCAACTCTGCCTCGATCTCCTGCCTGCCAAGCCGGGTGCCTTCGTACTGAAGGATTTGCTTCTGGAAGCTTGGCGCTAAGTTAGCAAGGTTGGTATAGGTGCTGGCTCGCGTAATGATAACGTCGTCACCTTCACGGCCTACCAGTTCGATGATCAGGTCTTTAGGCTTAGGCGTAGTAGTCGCCATAATCCTTGTCTTCTTACCAAGGCGGATGCCGAACATCGCCATGTCCCAAGCATCTTGCAAGTAATCCCAAGCAGCCAACTCATCAAACCATGCCCCATGAAACTGCGGGCCACGGAAGCGTTCAGGCTCAGAGGCTGGGATGCCCTTGATCAGTGAGCCGTTAACTAGCGTCAACTCATGGTGCTGCTTGTTATAGTCTTTGACCAGTATCTGCGGGACAACTGCCATCAGCCCAGAGTCACCCTCGAAGCACGTAGACCTGACGTCAGCACTCGTTGGTGCCGCTACTAGCCACCTCGTCTTTGGCTCCGTCCACGCCCACCATGCAAGCTGTTCTGCGGCTGTCCGTGTCTTACCGGCACCACGACCCGCGAGAAGCAGCCAAATCGTCCACCAATTTCCCGGAGGCTGTATCTGGTGGTCATGAGCAGCCATCAGCCATCTAGCCCGCCACTCAAACGCTGCACGTTCCTGCGCAGGCAAAGCCAAGTACTGCTTGATGACAGCCGGATCCTGCAAGACATCAGCTAGTGCTGACATTAGTAAGACGCCTTATCGTCCCACGGGGCATTGGCTTTCTTACGTAACTCGGCTGGAGACAGTGACGCGTAGTATTTGTCCAGCAAAGCCTTGCGCTCGTAGACATCAAGGTTACGCCCAGCCTGACGCTCGGCATCAATGATCATGTGAGTCTCAGCAAGCTTATCCTCGCGGGTCATTTTGACTTGACCTGACGGCTGGCTTCCATGTTCGTAAGAATGTCGCCAAAGATCTCGACACTAGCCTTGACCTCAATCGGGTTGTCCTTGTCACCCTGCAACTTTAGAACATCGCCATATTTAGTAGGCTTCAACTTAGCTGCCACCCACTTACGGGCCTCAACCCTGTTACGTTGCCAACTAACCCAGCCACTATCTGTACGGCTCACACCCTTTTCGTCAGTCACAGAAGAGGGCGGCTCATCAGCAATCGCAATGATCTCATCAGCTAGTGTCTCGGCTTGATCGTTCCTTGCTTTCGCGTAATTCTCTGAAAACTCAGGATATTGCAATAACCACAAGTAGACTGAGGCATGGCTAGGCATACCGGGTTCCATCGTAATCTGGCGTAGTGACTCCCCTTCTGCGATACGTGTGAGTATCGTGGCTACAAGCTCAAGAGAATACTTTGTTGGGCGACCCATTTTCTTGGGTGCAGTTTCTTTGGTCATAGAACATCTCTCAGTTCTTTCGATGTCTACATTGTATCAGAATATTAAACTGTGGGGGATTCCACCCCACCCCTCTTCGCTTTTAAGTCTGCGAGTCCTAGACCTTTTCTATCGTTTATACCTTTACCCCTTTATGTGGGCGGTTACTTTTCGACAACAGTAGGAACATCTGTCCATGTATCGTTCAGACCCTCTTGCAAAACTGTCGAGCCGTCGCGCTTACGTAAGAAGCGGAAGCTGAGTGAAAACTGGGCTGGTGCGGTTTCTTTGGGTGCGGGTTTCGAAGGTTCTACCGTCTTCTTTGGTTTCTTGTCTTCCATATGTTTCTCCATTGGCTATCATTACTCGTTGCATACGCCCTGATCTTCCGGGTCTACGGTTACCACTATCCTCGATCAAGCCTTTGCGGGCTAGTGTTGCGAATCGTGGCGTTAGTGTGTTTAGCGGGATGTGACTTAACTTTATACTAACTTCGTGTGCCGTACAGCCTTCAGTTGCATCTTTTATCACATCCATGATCGCAATCTCAACCGGCTGGACATGAACGCTGTATGCAGCTTCTACTGATGTTTCTGGGTCTGTAGCTCTGACAGATCCCCACTTAACGTCCCAAAAATTCATGCTGCCACCTCTGTTTTTGAGTGAGATTTGCAGGAAGAGTAGCCACTTTCGCCGGGGCCAAAGTCTTGACCGCACTGGCTGCAAAAAGTTTCTGTGAACTTTGGCTCTAAGTTAACTTTAATGCGAGTGTCAAGAATGGCTTGGGTCACTCGTGAATTATTTATATTTGCGTAACCACGACGAACCTTCCACAAAAAATTCAATGCTGAACCTAAGCTGGAAAAATCGGAGTCAAGCTCCCGGTTAATCATGTTTAATGAAATCTCTAGTCCTGCATCAATACCGTTTTCAAATTCGCTTTTCATTTCAATCTCCTCGCTGTTAGTCTTCAAGTAAGTCGCGCAAATTTTGGATTGCTTCTTCTGGGGTGGCACCGTACTCACAAACCTCATCACCGCAGTCCTCGCCCTTTACGTAGGCGACATAATCAAACTCTCTGCGGTTTGCGGCACCATCTGACAATCGGGCTATGTATTCCATGATCACTCCTCCCCTTCGTATGATTCGTACATAGCATCCAAGCGGGCTGCCTCATACTCAAACTTCCAGTCCATGCGCTCTTCTGCGTTGAGCCAACCCATGTCTTTGTCGGCAATTACTACCATCGGGCCAAGCTTTACTGTTTCGATCATTTTGCTTCTCCTTTTCGCTGTCCTGCTTATGCAGTGATGTAACTATAGCTTAAATTAATTTAACTCGTCAACAATTATTTTCCGTTGCCGGACTGCGCAAAGGACTTGAAGACCCAAGAGGGAACCTCGCCCTCGTCTATTGCGGAATTCTTGACAGGTTTAGACCCCAGTGGTTCGTATGGGAAAACGTGC